TTACGGAGGGAAGTGCGTCTGTTGTGGAGAGTCAAGATTTGAGTTTATGACGATCAATCACAAGTTTGGACAGGGTAAGAAACATCGAGACTTGACACGTCGTTATGGGCGTAGGTTTTATGCTATGCTGAGGTTACACGGTTATCCTCAGGATGCTTATGAGTTGATGTGTTGGAACTGTAATTGTACCCTGGGACGTTATGGATATTGCCCGCACCAACGGGAAAGGGAACAGACTCAGCAACTGGCAGTTTAAGTAGCTGAATCTAAAAGGAGATAGCTATGGCTGGTGTTATCGGGATGGGACTTCAGAATCCCCCACTCGTATTGGTTAATACGATGAATTCAATTTCCGCGAAGTATGTCATCCCCACCCTGGGTGATACTATCTTCATCCCTTCCCCAACTTGGTGGGCTATGACCCGCAACGGGAAGAAGTTCGGCATGGGTGAAATTGTCTACCCGGAAATCTTCCAAGAGGAGCAGACTGGAGGGGCGTACTTCGGAGACCAACTCCTGGACACCGCCGTCGTGGACAGCGTGACCCCGGCCAACCAAGTATGGCGGTTCTACCGCCAGTCTATGGCTATCCCCATCACTGACATCATCCTCAACCGGGGAGGCTATCTCAACCTTGTTAAGACGAAGTATGAGATAGCTAGCGCTAGCTTCCTCCAGAAGCTCTCTCGGGCTATCTGGGGTAGCGCTCCGCAGAACACTACCCTTGACGTTGATAGCATCCCCACATGGCTTAACTCGCAGACTAACACTGTAGCGGGTATCAACCGCACCACCGCTGCAAACGCCTTCTGGCGTCCTCAAGCCGCTGTTGTTCTAGGAGGCACTATCCTCCCCTCCCAGCTTGAGGCTGGATACCAATCCACCGTCTTCGGCTACGATGAGCCGGATGTTCTCACTATGAACAACGCCTGCTATGGCAGCTTCAAGACTAACTATATCCCCACTTCCGCCGCTAACGTAGGTGTCATCCGCTTCGGGAGAGATAGCCAACAGGAGCAAGTACCCCAGGGCTCGATCCGTAATCACTTCATGTTCAATAACGCCCTTGTGCTCCCTGATCGCTTCAACGTTGCCACTACCTGTTCCCTAATCAACACTAAGTATATGTACCCAGTCTTCCATGAGGCTGATTACTTTACGGTTGATCCGTTTATCAAGCCATCGAATCAACGAGTTGTGGTCTCGACAATGTACGTAACGTGGCAACTTATTAATAGATCGCCACGTATGGGCGTGACATTTACCGGAGCGCCTTTCTAATACTTTGCCAAACGGGCTACCGCCAAGGTCGAATAGGGGGAGCTAATCCTCCCCCATGATATTAGCAAGTAGAAGTAAATAGGAGAGTAAAATGGCCGTTGTCAACAAGCTAACCACCCTGATGCCAGCATTCGGTGCCCCTACCGAATACGTTACCCTTATCGCGCAGACTGTCACTAACGCCTCTACCACTACCTTTACCCTCACTGGCTTCGTTAACTTTGTGCGTTCTGGGAGACTGCGCTTTAAGACCACAGCCGCAGGCACCGCTCTCGTTACCGGCTTTAACGTGACCGCAACGGACGGTACCACCACCGTCCTCATCATCCCTGGTGGGCCGGTGTCCATCACCGCTAGCGTCCTGCTCGACTGGCTATTCGCGTTCATCTCTGAACTCAACCTAACCACTATTACGGTCAACGTTACCCTAGGCGCTGGGACTAACTCCACGGCTGACCTTGAAGTTACTGGCAACCCGTAATCTTTAGGGAATGGTAGGATGAAAGGGGAGGATGGCAACCTTAACTGGCACAAGCCAAGACATCGCTAACGCCATCAACCTTAGGCTTAGTGAGCTAGGCCACGCTCTCTCCCCTAGTCATAAAGCCGCCATCTTAGCAGATGTTATAGCTGTGATAAACACTGACGCGGCTAATGTAATAGCGGACGCGGCTGCTGATGTTAATTACAAGCCACCACCACATGTGAAGTTCTAGATGCTCGGAGATAAGTATGACATTCGACTCTGTTCGAGGTATACTACTAGATGAACTCCAGCACAAAGGGTATGTCCCCAACCCTGGTGACCTGACCGGAGCGGTGACTAAAATCCTAGCTCTCTCTCAGTCGGTACAAGTTGTAGTCCCTGGAGCTAAAGCGGAGGCTCCTGCGGTTCCTGCTGTAGTAGAGTCTCAAGCAGCGCCCGTGAAACCTCCCAAGTAAAAGAGGGAGGTCCCTTGCTCATTGGCGATGTGATCGTTAGCGCACGGGAACTCTACCCGGACCTTCCTGGTGTTGTTCCACCTCCTACAATATCCTCAGTTACTCCTATAGTTGGAGATGGTAGTGTTGGTGCTGGTCCCTACGCTATAGGTATTACCTTCACCACTCTCTGGGGAGAGACCACTATGGTCACTACCTCAGGGACCATAGTAGGCCCTAATAACTCCCTTCAAGTTGTAGTAGCGTCTAACGCTGGCTTCCTGCGCTCCCTATCTGTAATCACTGGTGTCAACATCTATCTAAGTAGCACCCTAATCGAGCTACCAATAGATGCGGTTAAGTACTCCTTCCCAGGAGCTAACCCTGGTACAGTCCTAACTATCAGCACCACAGCCAACCCAGTCTACCAACCTCCTCCTAACCGTAGCACCGCCTTTAACCCTGATACTAATGGAAGGTTCGTAGCTGCTGGGACAGTCTTCCGTTGGATAAATGAGGCGTTGAATGTAGCAGCCTACATCTGCAAAGGTATCCCTGATGTCAGTGGGGTACAGATGGTATCTGGGCAAGGATTCTACACCATGCCTGGAGTCTGGGATAAGCTGGAAAACTGCTGGTTCGATGGCTACCCTGTGGCCTTTGACGCTAGAGGTGGAGCGTTCTATCGCAACGTTCTAAGTGGAATAACCTTTATCTGTATCCTGCAAACTAGCGCAGATCGGCAAATAGTCGAACTCCAACCCCAGCCCTCTAGGAGTGGTGGCTCAACTACCCTTAGTGCTCCTATTGGCCTTACTGACACAACCATCCCACTTACCTCTACCGCACAAATGGGCCTATCCCTAGGGATGGTACAGATTGGGACTGAGGTAGTTAGCTACGGTTCCCTAAGTGGCGGCAATCTCCAAGGTTGTGCCCGTGGCCTAGGCGGCACACAGCAACAATCCTGGATAGCTGGAACAGTGGTGAATGAGCTAAACTTCCGCTTCGGTGGCCTACGCCTCAACCAGCAAGTCCAATATCAACCTGGGCAATCTCTAACCACTCTTCAAGTCCCTCCAGGCTGGCAACCAGCCTTAGTTGACTATCTAGTTGGGCGCTTCAGGGAGGCGGAGCAGAATAGCCAAGGTAAAGGGGAGAGTATCAAGGCATTCACTAGTTTCTGTAAGGAATATCTCAAGGGGACCAAGCAGACTGGTGGGCCTAGACAGGTGGGGGCGGTTACTCCTGCGGGCGATGGATACCCGAGTGCTAGCTCTGGAGGCCGAATAATTGTGCCCTAACCTCTTTGGAATCAGTGATATATGAGTGAATACGAATCCAAGCAGATATCCTCCTTCATCAAGGGTGTAAACGCCTCTAGCTCGAAGACTAACCAGCCACCGAACACTGTAGCTAGGATTTCAAATTTCGTGTTGACTCGTCGAGGTAGCCTAGTAGCTTGTGATGGTAGTAAGATACTCTTCGCCTTTAATGGTGCCCCTGTAGCTAACTTTGGTAAGTTCCTAGTCCTCACCCTATTCCAGCCTACTGGAGTAACCAACTACTACCTCGCCCTAATCCAAGGCTTAACCTACTCCTTAGGCCCTCCACAAAACCTGACCTTAGTAACAGCGGCAGGTGGTACCCTAGCAGCCGCAACCTACTTCTACAAGGTCACCGCCATCGACGGAGTAGGAGGAGAGACTACCGCTTCCGCTGAGGCTAGTATCGCAACCGGAGCCTCAGGTAAGAACACCCTAACTTGGAATGTGGTCCCTAATGCCTCTGGTTACAATATCTATCGCTCCACATCAGCAGGAACTGAGACCCTACTCCTAGGCTCTGATGTCCCTGTCGCTCAAGTAGGGACTAACACCCTAACCGTTAGTTATGTAGACACCGGGGCTGATCCTAATAGCATGGTTGTAACAGCTTCAGCAGTTATAAGTAGTATCCAACAGCACCTTACAACGGTTACATACTCTGCTGTGTTTACTACCACAACTCCCTCTCACTTACAATACTTGGCCTCATTTGCTTATACCGCAGGGACTAATGCCCTCTTCACTCGTACATGGCAGGTATCTGGGCTTATATCAGCTACCCAGTTTGCGGCTAGATTCAGCCACGTTGGGGCTGTGACTGGGCTTAGTGTAGGTTCAACTGATACAGGTGGAACATTTCCCGTAGGTGTTATTCCTCCAGTTGTTGATAACACCCAGCAAATCATTCTAGTCAAGCTGCCTATTATCCCTGGTGTTCCAGCTACACTTCCAGTCTCCTATAACGCTAACAACATAGTCGCTTATTTTCCTGCTCTCCTAACTACCTTTACCACAGCAGGTGGTGCGGCGGGTGGAGGGGGAGGAGGTGGTGGGACTGGTGGTGGAGGTACGGGTGGCGGTGGCGGCACGGGTGGAGGTGGTGGTAGAGGAGGGAGTGAGCTACTCTAATGCCTCTACAAATGCTACAGTATACTAACCGTATAGTTATGGCTATGGGGAATACTTACCCTATCCAGCTATACTCTGATACTACCCAGACTACCACTAACCCAGCTACGATTGTTGGAGTTACCTCAACCACTGTGGATGCGTTCGGAGTGGTGACGGTAGTAACTAGCTCCCCACATGGGATAGCCGTCTCTCAACTACCATCCTCTATCATCCTGGCCGGAGTGACTAACTCTCTTTATAATGGAGTGTTTAGCGTCATAACTATCCCCGGAGCCACCTCCCTTACAATCCGAAACCTAGCCGCCATAGGCCAAGCTCCATCAGCAAATGGGACACTAACTGTCTCTACCCTTAGCGCTAATAGCACCTTCGTCACAGCCTATCCCGTATGGGCTACTGGTGTCACCTTCCTAACAGGAGATATAGTTACCCCTACCGTTCTGAATGGTCACTATTATAAGTGTATCCAAGGTGGGATAAGTGCCGCTGCCCAACCTATATTCCCCACCGCTACAGGCGCTCAGGTGAATGAGAACTCTCCCTCTCCTGTAATCTGGCAGGAGGCTGGCCTCACCAACACTAACGCTCCCCCTCCTCCTGGTGCTAGTCATCTTAGGGTATTCGCTGGAAGTCTCTGGGCGTGGGATACCTTCATCTCTAACACTGCCACTGGCCTAGATGGCCCATCCTCCTTGAGGATGAGTGACGCTAACAACCCAAATAGCTGGAACCCTATTAACCAAGCGTTCTTGGATAAGGATGACGGGACTGAGGGGACGGGGATTGAAGCGTTCACTATTTCTGGATTCGGAATCCCGCCTGAGGGTTCCCTTGTCGCCTTCAAGCAATACGCTGGCTACCAGATTGTTGGAGTGTTTGGAAGCCCACAATTCCTAATCCAACGGATTAAGTCTAACCTTGGCTGTATCGCTCCAAGAACCATCCTCTTCACCACTGGCTTCGGCCTGACGCGATTCACTCACCTAGGCTTCGCAATCTTTGACGGCATGAACGATAGGATTATAGATGAGGACATCCGACCGTACATATTCGCCTCTAATAATATAGAGGTAAGGGATATAACAAGCGTAGATTACACATGGGTATTCGCGTCTTGGGCCTCACAGACCGCCTACCCTCCCATGTACGCCTGCGCCATGCCAATCGGCAACAGCAACGGTAAGCTAAGTAGGATATTCTGTTATGACTTAGTGCTCAAAGCCTGGGTCATCATTGATATCCCCTTCGCCATATCCTGTCTCTATCAGGCCATATCCATCTCCAGTGCCCCAGTTACCGTAATGGGAACCTTTGAAGACGGTGCTATCCATCGTTGGCAGGCTGGGGATGATGACTGGGATAACTCCATCGACGCTCCAGGTCCCCTTTTGGTTAGCTCAAGTGTGGAGTGCCCCCTTGTCCAGAATCCAAAGTCTCAAGGTGGTAGGCTCTATGTTAGGCAGGTTGTTGTTAGGGGACAACTAAGTGACACAGATGGATCAGTGGCTGTGAGCGCACTCATCCAAGGTGAGCCTGAGGTATCCCTTGATGGGCAGCAGGTTAATTACGGGAGTGATGGAACATACTCAGTCAACTCCCCAGTCAACGTAAAGGTGACCTTCTTCATCCCAATCATCAGGACCACTGGCCCGACTGAGGTTAGTAACGTGGATACCCAGGTTAAGATGGAAGTGGCTACAGTTCCGGGTAGGCTGACATAATGCTAGAGGTACTTAGACTCCTCCATGAGCTTGAGGTAAGTAGTAGCTCTAGGTATAGTAGGAGTTATTACGTCCGGCACCTTGAGGCTAATGAACCTATCCCGCAATTCGGGCATGGGATTCCTGACTCTCCCCTGGCGCAAAGGGAGTGGATATGGGTGGCTTATTCTGCGGCTGATGACCAGCCCTTAGCCATCTTAGTAGCCAGCCCAATGCAAGGGATAGCTATGTTAGTGAGGA